CAAGGCATAGAAACTTTTAAAGAGATTGATTGTTTAGATCTTTGTGATTTATTAAGATTAAAACTTACAGGTTATGTAGACAGCATAAACTTGCATATGATGAATGATGGCACTGGTGCTATGGTTGGTTGTATGTGTCGTTAATCTAAGTCTACAGCGTTACCAATAACAGGTTTGTATTTAGTTTTACCTTCTTCTTTGAATGCTCTTAGTAATTGTTTTCTTGGTTTATCAGATACATAACTACAATGTATCCATCCGCTGTTTGGTTCACCAGGAGTGTAGAACTCAAGTATCATTTGATCATACGGTAGGTTTTCTTTAATCCAATCAAAGACTTCAGCGTTGCTAGTGCCCAAGCATTCGAAGTCTGCGGCCTCAGCTTTGGTGTGCTGTGAATTTAAACTGCTGCCAATTTTTACACATAACTCAGGGCTACGAAAGCAGCTGGTCACCGTTACCCTGCCGAAGTGGTCACGAACTGGCTGTAAAATATTTTCACAAAGTAATTTTAATTTTTCTATTTGATCTGCGTTAGGATTATTATCAATACCCAGCCTGATAGCTGTGTCTGATTTAATTAGCTCTGATAAGCTAAAGTTTCGTGAAAGTTTCATTAATTAAATAATACTCCTAATGCGAAGAGTGCAGCAGTTCCCGCAGCTGCTAAGAGAACCCAATAGACTTTATCTATCTTACCGCCCAATTTCTCGACGTCCTCGTGTACATGTTTTAAGTTTTTCTTGACACCTGATATGTGTCCGTACAAAGATAAAATGTGTTCTCTAGTATTTTTAGGTTGCATTGCCATATTAATTTCCGCCAAAAAGTATTTCGTATTTCTGTGCTTGTGTCAAGCTGTTAAAGTCCCCTGGTATTAATCTTTTATTTGCGTTCATAACCGAAGGATTTGCACCAGTTACAACTGGTGGTAATTCACTTACTGGACCTAATGTAGGTTCAGGTAAGTTTGCAAATGGATTTATTATTTCTGGTATAGCTTCTTCAGTTAATGGTATCTCAAATAATCTTGCTTTTATATTAGCTAGCACTGGAGCTGCTGCTATAAATGGATTTTCTAATCCAAGTCTATCTGCATTTTCTTGAAAAGCTTGTATTACTTTATCTGAAATATTTAATGGTCTAAATACAGCTTGACTGACGGTTCCAAAAGTTTTTCTACCAACTCTATCTATTGTTTGTTTAGCTAGTTCATCTTCTGGCATATCTAAAACTTTAGCTGCCTCTATATCTCTATAAAAATCTCTAGTGTTTTCAAACAAAGCTCTGTTTGAATTTATATATGCATCAACAATAGCTTCTGGTGATACAGGCCCACCTTTTAAAACTTCTGTTGTAAATAGTTGTCTAGAGTTTCTAACTCCTTTTTGATATTGAGCAATTTTAAATTTAAAACTTCTTTCTGGTTTTATGGGTATAGCTCTTGCACCAATAAATCCTAAAGCTTCATTGCCTAATTCATAAGTCTCACCATATTCATCAAACTTACCTTTGGTTACAACACCCACAGGTTCCGCTTTATTTTTAAATGCAAGTCCTAATCTTTCTAATTGTTTGGCAGAAAAAGGCATCTGTGCTTCAACTAAATGTTTTATACTTTTTGATATTTTTGTTCCATCTGTATCATCTTCATTAAATACTCTTGTACCTCTTCTTGTTCTACCACCTCTAGCTACAAGGTCTAATATGGCCTCTGTCCAGATAGATTCTGATAAAAATGGTTCTCCTAATTCTGATGTTGCCACAACCACTCCTTTTAAAAAGTCGTCCATAATACCATCTTTATCTTTCTCACCAGCCTGTACTGCATTTATAACTGTTTGAACTGGTCTAGATATAGTGTCATATGCATTTGCATGTGAAAAATCTATGTATTTTAATTTACCTGCAGCGTCTCTCAATGGCACAAGTGTTGAATTTTTAGACCAGTCAGCAACATATCTTCTCATCGCTTTTATTTCATCTTCGCTGACATTGTATAAAGCTTTACCTAATTCAGTGGTTGCGTATGGCACAGCTGCTGTTGTTACACCCATACCTAATAATCTCTGCATACCTATTTTAAACAAAGGTCTAACTGTTTCACCCTTGTCATTTTTCATAGTTGTAAATATTTCATCAAGACCACGTCTTACAATATTTGTGCTTGTTCTAATTATTTCTGCAGGGAACGATACAAAGTTACCAACAGGAAATCTTCTTAGTCCTTTTATGAAAGAACCCACGTAATCATAGTTAGGTATATTATTTCTTACAATACTAGCTGCTTCTTCTTCTAATTGATCCGCGGTTCTCGTAATGCCTTTTGCGGCATACGCTTTACCTAATCTAGCTTTTTCACCTGCCCAGGATACTATCTTCCAAAAGTCATCCTCAGCTGTATATAGATCTTGTGATACTTGTTTTAATTTAGATAATGGTTTTAATAATCCTCTTAACGCTTTGTCTGACGTAACAGTTGCACCAAAATCAATATCTTCTAATAGTCCTCGTAGATCTCCTAGTCTTACATTAGAATTTACAACTCCTAATTTTAAAAGTTTTCTATAAAAATCATTTTGTTTTCTTGTGCCTTTTAATCCTGTCTGTAATGCCTGATATGCATCTTTAATTGCAGTCGGTGATGGTATGATACCATTTGCTGTTGCAAACGCACCGGCAGATACAAAGTTTCTTGCGTGTGTTACAGGTGATAAGATTGTTTTAGCAATCTGTGATGTTGCTTTTGGATATAATACTAATCCCTCATAGATCTGTGCACCTGTGCCTTTTGTTTTATACGCGTTGTTTGTTTCCTCTAATGCATCAGCTATTTCATCGATTGCATATTTGCCATTGATAGGATTTGTAATACCGGCTTCTAATGCTTTGTTTGGATCTACATTTATCTTTCTGATATTTGGACCTAAAGCAGCAAATGCCTCTGCTTCATCATCATAAAACATACCACGTTTACCGGCAGCTTTATCTACATTTGACTGTTTAACTAAATCATCAAAAAATTCATTACGTCTTGTAATCAAAGATAATCTACTTGTACCTGCAAGTATAGTCTGCATAGGATTCTTTTGTTCTCCTAATAATTCTCTAATAACTTTCTGTGCATTCGCTGGTAAGTTTGTTAAGTTAGCATAACCTTTTGATGTAACCGCATCATCTAAAACAGTTTTACCTACAAAAAAATCTGGTATCTGAAATACAACATCAGATGGTTTATCCATCTTAAATCCTTTTGGTAGTTGTGCCGTTTTAACTACTCTGTTTACATAATACTCTGCTTGTTGTGCTGATATTGGTTTACCGTTTTGTCTAGCTACATCTCTAAATAAAGTTACTGCTTTTTGCACAGCTTCATCGGTAGGTCTATAACTTAGAAAAGGTAGTATAGATCTATTAGAAAATATATCGTATGTAGAACCTAAATAATCTTGAAACTTTTTACCAAATAATTGTTTAAATTCTTTAAATGCTGTTTTATCTCTTGCAATTTTACCACCTAGCGCACTAAACATATCACCCCAACCAGTTCTAATAGAATCTAAATTATTAAAAATTGCTTTTCTTATTTCTGGTTTAGCTTGTGCTGTGTCTAATAATTTATCAACTATTTTTTTCTTTGCTGTATCTATCTCACCAAATACAACTTTACCTGTTCTATCACTAACTTTAGGTGTGCCTGATAACATCGCTTCATTTAAAGCTCTTAATAAATTGTTTCTATCTTTTGCAACTAATTTATTTGTAACTGTTTTAAATGCAGGAAAAATAGCATCTATGTTTTTATCTAGTTCTCTTGATACTTGTTGTGCAAAGTTTACGTCAGCAGATCTTGCACCAACTTGTTGTCTTTCTATATCAAAAAATTCTTGTGTCTTACCACCTCTTGCTCTAACTTTAGATGCAACTTTATCATAAAATCTATCTAGTTTAGAATTAGAGAATCTCATCTCTTTACCTCTTTTAGATAATTGTTTTAATGTAGAACCAACACCACCAATTAATCCTGTAAATAATGCACCTTCTGTACCAAACTTAACTCTGTTGATTAATTCTCTTTCTGGATCGTATTCATCATCTCTTTGTAACTCTGTAGGTCCACCTAATAAATCACCAAACGTACCTGCTTCTTCTACATCACCAACAAATACACCCTCAGCTAAACCTCCAGATGTAGCACCACCGATAAATTTTGCAGTCTTACCTTTTCTGTTCAGTTGATCTGCTGTGTTTGCAACATTACGCAAAGCTTTACCATCTGCACCCGTAACTTTAAAATATGTGCCAGCTTTTTTAGTTTGCACTGCTTTACTTGCTAGACTTGTTCCTGCTTTAAATGCAAGACCTCCAGGTAAACCAACGTTTGTTAGAAGTTTTGTAATCTTACCTGCAGCTGTGGCCTCTGCCATCTCATCTAGATTTGTAAGATCATCAAAGTATTTTTCTATCTCCGCTGCTTTGTTAGTATCATTTGTTAAATCATAGATACTAGCACCTAGTGAAAATAAACCTTTTGGTATGTCGATTAAACCAGATCCAATCCCTGCAAAAATAGAAGCAATTGTGCTTACATCGTTGTTGTTTTCTGGTCCAATTGTTTTTGATTCTTGAGTAGCCTTTAAAAGTTCTTCTACTGTTGCCATTAGAGCCTCCTACTCTTAAAGTTCTATAGGTGTGGCTTTACCATCTTTTACTTTAATTAAAATAGATCCATCTGAAGTGATGTAAGTTCCATCTTCTTTTCCAGTCATTTCTTCTGTTATAGAGACAACGCCTTTAAAAGTTTGTGGATAATATAATCTTCCTAATTCTGCTATGCTTACTTTTCCACCTTCTAGTGTTGTTGCTCGTATTTCTCCAGAAATAGTTGGTTCAAAACCATATTTTTTAAGAGCTAATAATTGCCCTTGGCTACCTTCTGGTTGGCTTTGAATAAACTCTATATCTTTTTGTAAAGCTCCTTTAGTGCCTTCTTTTTGTTTAGCTTGCGCCTCTAATTTAGTTTTGTAAAGGTCTTTTGCTTTCTCCGCTTTAAATTCTTCTATTGCTGCAAGTCTCTTGATATCTGGTGCTTTACTTTTAACAGCTGCTGCGTCTGCTATCGCACCAAAACCTTTGCCTTCAAAGAATGCTTTTGATGCTGCAGCTAATGCATCTGCTGCATACTCTTGTCTAGCTCTATCTAATCCTAAAGCTTTTTCAAGATCAGTCATAGTTACTTCTGGTTCATCATCACCACTTTTAGGTGTTTTAACTACTGTTGGTGAGTTATCTATTATTTCAGTTTTAGGGTCATCGTCTTTTTCTTTTTCTTTTTCAATTTCAAATTCACCTTCACTAGCTTCTGTTTTTTTACTTATTTTTGGAAACCCTGTAAGATCTGTGCTTGCTAATAAACCCTCTGCATCATCATCATCTGTTTGAGCTTTGTAAAAATCTGTTAAAGCCGCTGTGTCAGCTAAACCAGCTTCTTTACCAACGAGAGGATATTGCTCTGTGTCAAACATAGTAGCTCTAACTAAATTATCTAAACCACTTCTGTTTTGTCCTGGTACAAATCTAGACATACGATTTATAGTATTAGTTTGAAAAAAAGGATTATTTCTATTTGCATCTATAATTTGTTGACCAGTTACAAATCCAGCACTTTGATATCCAACTCTACCACCATTTTCATAACCTAAATTTGATGTAATCCCCGTGCCACGGCTATCTACCGGACCACCTCTAAACATCGGTCTTCTTAAAATTCTACTCATTAGCCAAATATCCCTAGTTTAGAACCAATACTAGCAAGACCAGTTCCAACACCTAATGCAGTTTGTAATGGACTAGTTGGTGCTGCTGGTGGTTGATAACCAACAGTTTGAGTTGGGAATGCACCAGGTTGTACCTGTGCAAGTTGTTGACCAATTAAACCTAACCTAGTAAATGGTTCGAATTCTGCTTCTCTTGCGCCAGCTGCCGCTGCATCTAAGACTGCTTGCTGTTGTGCTTGACCTGCTTGACCTAATTGTGTTTGGTAAGTGCCAAGACCTTGTCTTGCAGCTAAATCTTGTGCTGCTGCCGCTTGTGCTTGTTGAAATCCTTGTGCTAATAATTGTGCTTGTAATCCTGCTCTGCTTTGTGCTGCTCCTCTTGCTGCTTCTGCTGCAAGCACACCTTCTCTACCACCACCAAAAGCACCTCTTTGAATCGCTGCATCACGTCTTGCTGTGTCTGCGATCGCTTGTTGTCTGTCAAATTCTGTTAAGGTTGTATCAATCACCTCTTGTTGATAAGGTGACATAAAAGGTCTAAAAGCTTCTGGTCCTGTGAGTGATCCTAATCCTGACGCTGCAGTTCTTGCATCTTGTTGTAGTTGTGACTCTGCTGCTATTTGTGGTGCAAATGCACCTACGTTTATCTGTTGACCTACTAACGGATCAAGTTTCTTTAAAAAATTAGTTAGTGATGCTTCTAGTACCGGTGCCGGTCGTGTTATCGTAGTTGTTTCAGCCATTACGCTCTCGCCTCTAATTTGTTCATTGTTTCGTACATTCTTCTTGCACCTTCATTAATATTTCCACCACCTGCTGCTCTTACAGCATCGGCTGTCATAACAAATTCGTTTTTGCTTAATCTTGCAGGGACGTCGTCCGCTCTCTCTTTTTTACCTATTGGCACGAATCCACCACCTCGTAGATCCATTTCTTTACCGCCAAGATCCATTATACCACCATCTTTCATTTTTACAACACCACCATCTTTTAATCCTAACAATGATAATGTCTCTGTAATTACGTCTTCAGAATGATTACCTGCTATCATAGCAGCTCTAATGGCTGTTCTTCTAGCATCATCATCGGCTATTTGTGCTTCTCCACTTATTCTTTCATATTCTGCTAATTCATCAAGATAATCTTGTTCTGCCTGTTTAGCAAAATTTATTGCATCCTGTGTAATCTGAGTAGTTACTGTTGGAGTTGCAGCTTTAGCTATTGCTTTTGTTGTTTCTTTAAAACCTAAATTTTTTGGTACTTGTAACATTTGTTCTATACCTTGAACTCCTGTTATTCCTAAATCTTTTGCTTTAGTTAAGAAAGATCTATTTGCCATTTCTGATCTAAAAAGTTTAGGAGTTGAAGCTCTAGTAATACCTTGATCAGCTAAACCTTGAGCTGTTGTAGTGCCTGTTGTGCCTGGAGCTGCTAAATATCCAGATGCTGACGCTGCTAATACAGGTGCTATATCAAAATCTCCTTCTGATCCCTCTTGTGCTAACTGTGCACCTAAAGAACCTAGACCATATAAACCTGCTGCTTGAAACTTACTAAGACCTGCAATACCTTTACCAAAAGCTCCCATAGGCCCTAACACCGGAGCAACAGCAGCAGCATAAGGTAAGAAAGGCTTTATCTCATTAGGTACAACTTTATCTAATACCTTTGCTACTGGTTTAGTTATCTTTCTAACAAATCTTTTAAGTCCCATAATCTATTAATTTACTTGGTTTTCTTCTAATAATCAATCGCTGATATTAAAGTCAGCGCCTATCTTTATTTCTTCTACAGTTACATTTACGTCTCTTCGTATATGCTCAGATTTAGTGTCTGTGCTTGGATTTTGCACATCAGCCATGGCTTCTGCATCAGACATATACTCTTTTCCTGTTACTGTATTAGTTAATGTAACCTCTGTTTTAGGTGTAATTACTGGCACTCTTTTGCCATTAATTGTTTCATATCTAACAGAAGCTTCTGTTTCTACAAACGGCATTATCTATCCTCTCTGTTAATTTCTAATATAGATGCAATGACATCTACATTACCACTGGTTGCTTGTACTTTCAATATCTCACTTTCTAACATAATCAATGGTTCACTTAATACTTGTTCTTTTTGACCTGATGTTAAACTAACATCATTATCAACCACAAAGGCTGTGCCTGCTGCGCTAGTTAATGTTACTTTAACAACCGCCGATCCCGCTGCATCTTCTACAACTAAAAGAGATTTAACAATAGCACGTGAGTTAGACGGCACAGTATACAAAGTTGTAACGTCTGTAGTTGTTAAACTTACTTTATCGTTTTTATATATATTTGCCACTATCCTAATCCTAACCAAGTAAATCGTTCTTGGTCTTCTTTTTGTTGTGTTAAGTATGTAGAGTTTAATTGTTCTATAATTGTAGTTAATGCTCTGTTAATTTGTCTTTGATTATCTTCACTATATTCTTTTTTAGGTTCTGGTAATCTTACTACTACTTTTGTCATTATCCTCTCCTTCCGTCAGGTTGTAAGTCTACTTGAAATGTACCAAATCTCCATGATTCACCTACACCAATATTTTCTATTTTTATATTTGCATATCTTCCTCTGGCCCTAGTATCAACTTTAGTTGTGCTAGAAGTAATTGTAAAAGGACTCAATGAAGTTTGTGTATCACTATCAGCAGGAAAATCTTTTATGGCTAATGTAATTTGATTGTTACCAGTCAATACTTTAAAGTTTGGTAAAAATCTACGCATAGCTAAAAATATTTCACTTTGATCTTTTTGAAGAGAAAAACTAAATGATTTTATAAAAGATGTTAAAACAGTAACACTACCATCAGGATTAACTTGATCTGTTCCTATCTCGTGTTCAAAAAATACAGTTTGTCCTAAACCTGTTTCACCAATAACTGATGGGAATGTTCCAGTGTTAGAACTATTATAAGCTGTAGCATATGGTTTAGGATATACTAATGAATCAATCCAACTTGTTCTAATTGAATTAGTATTTGTGCCTGTATACCAATTACCCATAGGTAATTTTGCATTGTCTTGACCATAATTATAAACAACATATCTATCATTAAAGTCTGCGCTTTGAGTTGGGTACCACCAAATTACTTCTGTAAATAGATTATTAATACCTGCATTTATTTGTTGACCCTTTGTAGTATTACAATCATCATAAACAAAATCTTCAACACTACATGGTAAAGTATTAACGGTACCATCAAAAGAAAAGAATCCGTTGTTACCCATCCAATAGGCAACACCATCAATTTCTATTGCTGCATTTTTACCAATTAATCCGCAGTTCGTGCCCACTTGTTCAAAACCAAACGTAAACGGAGCTCCAACAAATTTCATAGTGTACAGTGCGTTATCAGTCCAAATTAGAATATTTTCTTTTGCAACTAAACCACCCATAATTTTTGTGCCGTCTTGTAGTCTTTGTGTGCCTGCAGTGTTAGTTGCTTGTGGTGTATATTTATTTATATTTTCATCTTCAGAAAATCTTATAAACATATCGTCCTGTGTGTCAGGACTTCCAATAGTTGTTTCTGTTCCAAGATGAATTAAGTGTCTTGTTGTTGGTGATATTAATGTAACTCTAGTAGCTGTAGGATTACCACTATCTGTTGCTGCATCTATTCTTGTTTCAAAACCAGATGTCAACATAGAAGCTCTTGTTGTAAGTCTTGCTGTAATACCAGCGTTCCAAGTAAATGTTTTACCATTTGCAATAGTTGCAACTAATACTTCACCAAAATTACTTAATGACCAAAGTCCTGGTTCTAGTGTTACTGATGATGCTTCAACTGCACTACCAAATCCAGAAAAGTTTGTAGCGTTTGTAACAGTTGCACCACTGCTGTGAGCTTGTCCATTTGATGTACCAAATGTTGCTGTGCCTAATGCTCCTCTAGTAATACCTGTGATATCAGATCCTGCTATACCTGTGTATGTAATTAATTCATTACCAACAGCTATTGTACCTGTTGTTGGAAAACCAGTTGTTGATGTTAAAGTTATTGCTGTTCCCGATCCACCTGTACCAGCTGTATCCGCGAGCAACGCTCCGTTAAGAGTTGTTGTCAAAGCACCGGTAATTGTACCACCATAATTTCCAATACCAAAACCATAACCATAAGTTTGGGCCGCAGGACCAACAGGTTGATAAACTTTAACAGTCATACTACCACCTGTTGATATGACTGCGGATGCTTGGTTTAAAGAATTAATTGTAAATGTCGTAGGAGTTGGAACAGTTAATACTTGAAATAATTTATCTTCAAAATCACTTGCATTTAATCCTGTGCCACTTGGTAAAGTAACTGATGATAATTCTATGATATCTCCCACAGATAAATCATGATCTGTGCTTGTCGTAATTGTGCAAGTTTTAACTGATGTGCTATTTGTTGCTAATGTTGAACTTGTAAAAGAATCAACAACTCCTGCGTTGTTACATCTAAAAGGTGTAATATCAAAAAGTTGACCTTCAAAATATAATAATAAAAATTTATCTGTGCCAATTGCAACATATCTATTACCCTCAGTATCTACAAAAGCGTGTTGTTTTCTAGCAACACCAACAATAGAATCATTAAGTAATGATTGCCAGCCACCTACTTTTTCAGGTAAACCATATCTAAATCTAACATTATCAGAATCAACCCAACGACCCTCTGCTCCAACAGCAGTGTCTTGTTTGTCAATACCAGGAGCAAACTTAATTTTAGTAAGCATGCTTTACTCCTATGATGTACTATTAGTTTTTATTTGCCAGCCTTTTGTGGCAGTTGTAAAAATTAGTGTTACACATTGATTGTTTGAAGTTAAATCTAAATCAGATGTACCACCTTGAATGTTTGATCCGTTTCTTCCAACTATACATTTGTTGGTTCCAAAACCATTAGATGCAGACACATCCATTATAGTTACTTCATCACCTTGTGATGGTGATGCAGGAAGTGTAATTGTTACAATATTAGCAACAGTATCAACACCTATTTGATCTCCAGCAACTGCTGTGTATGCTGTTTTACTAGCTGCAGTTACTTCTGTAAATCCTTTTTCCATCATAGCTAAAGTTGTAG